CGATGCACCTTCCGGAATACTCTCAACGGTTTGGTGTGTAAATATAACCGACTTGCTTTGCCCTCGCTCACCAAGTCCGTACACCTGCCAATAATGTTCATCCGTTTCCTTTAGCCTTTCAATCTCGGATACGATAGCATCCGAAAGAAAAGGATTGTCAAGGTATGTTGTCTTGTAAAACTCTGCATCGTCCCTTGTGATAACCCTGTCGTATATCCAATGGTACTCGTCCGATGGGTTGTAGTCTAATATGATTCGGCCTGTTGTACGCATCACAAGCTGCTGCCAATCTTCAAAGTGAAGTTCGTTGGCCTCGTTGATATAAAGCATATCACGCTTTCTACCACGTACTTTTTGCGGTTGGTCAAGCGATATGAACTCAACCATATTGCCTCCCAAGTGGTACTCGTTGCTACTCTTGTTGTGTTGGTCAGGACTATACTGACCGGCATTCTCAAGTATCTCAAAGAAATCACGCATCACCGATGCACGAACCGAAGGAAAAGTCTTACGACATATCGTTATAGTCTCTCCGGTGTTCTCCGGAGAAAGGCAATAAGTGATAATCCATATTAGAATGTTGTAGGTCTTTCCTGAACGTGTACCGCCCTGCTCTACAACAATCCTGCTTGAGCTTTCTTGAAGGTGTCGGAATACTATGTTAGTCCGAAGTGTTGCCATCCACAATCTCTATGCGTAGGGCATCACCACCTTCGTGTTGTATCTCCTGACGTTCAACATAACCACGGCTCTTGCCTTTGGTCTTTAAATAGAATATAGTTGAGGTAGGGTTTCCCTTGCTGATTTGCTTGTGTAGTTGGCTTTCTGCAAAGTCTATGGCTACGTTCTCAAGCTCCCGTACCGATGCGTTGTATTGCGCATCTTCCTTCATATACCGGTAGTGTGTCTCCCGTGATATACCTACACTCTTACAAGCAGAGGTAACAACACCAAGCGACTTTTCAAGTGCTTGGAGCATTGCCTTTTTAGTTATGTCAGATTTTGCCATTTTTCTTTTTGCTTTTCAATAGTTCCTTTACGCTTCCTTCCTGCAGTTCATCCTTGCGTTTTCGTAATGTATCCAAGTGTTCAGGGTCAAGGCGTTTGCGTTCTCTTTCCGTTTTTAGTTTCCTGATTCTTGCTATCTCATCATCCAGCGGTTCACACTTCCACATTTGTTCCAATGAGTAATATACTGCTGAATAGCGATAGGCGTGTTCGTTCTCGTATTCTATGGTGCTTACACCGTGTAGTATTTCCTGCCCGTTGAATATAGATAATGTGTTGTCTGCTACTTCTAATGCTATATCAAATTCGGGTATTACGAGATACCCTCCTGCTACATCTTTCTTGAATACCACCATATTGGAAAGCACACCTTTGAAGTTTCCTGCATCAAAGTGGTAGTTCAGTTGATTGTTCTTGTTGACAATGCCCGATGTAAACGGGCTGCCTCCTATTGTCCAATCCTGCATTACTTTCTCCTCTACCAATCCGTTGTGAAACTCGTAGCGTTCCGGAAAGTATTCTTTATAATATCCTACGAGCTCTTTAGCAAAGTTCGTGATAACGTAATGTTGCTTCTTGTGGTTCAAAGCCATTGCCGTAACCGTGCAGTAGTCGTGGCGCATTGCTACCCGTGGTGAGTACCCAAAGATAGCACTCGTGCTTACAAGTCCCCTGCTCCTTTTACCGGTGGCGTAGTCAATGTTTTTTACCGACCAACGCAAAGCCGATGTATCGGTTTGTAGTTTCTTGTATAGAATGATTGGTTGACCATCGCAATAAATTATTACGTCCTCCTTAATAACAGTAGAAACGTCCGACCGTAAGGCAGTACGTTTCTTATACTTTGCTATATCTATTTCTTTTCGGGTTAGGTCAAGCCTTTTCATATCTTTCTTGCTTTGTACATTGGGTCCGTTAGCTTTGGTTCATACCGCCAACTCTTGTCCGGCTTCTCTATTACTTTGATGCTTGGGTCAATCTCAAGGAAAACCTTAATATCATCAAGGTACATTTTCGCACGGTCAAAACTTTGACACCCTCCATCATTGCTTCCAACCGCTTTGGTTTCTATTGCGTGTTTGGAACAACGCAATACCCAACCGTTCTGCCTTATGGCCATCATATAATAAAAGAAGTCCTCAATTTGCCTAATGCGTTCCGTGGTCTTGAAGTACTTTGTCTTTATTATATAACAAGTTTGGAACCTTTTATTTATGTGGCTGAACAGTTTTTTCTTGGTAATGTCATAAAATTCAAAAGAATACGGAAAGCTAACACCTGCAAGGTCATCATACTTTGCAAGGTAACGGTCTATTGCTTCCAAGTCCTCGTGTACCTTCCCTATCTTCTTAACGTCATCGTCAATCTTAAAAATTACCTCGTAGCCGTTGGCCTCTGCCCATTGTCTACCAAAGTGTATGGCGTAGCCTACTCCTTGATTAGTTTTGTCTAATAGAATCTTGTTGGGATGGTCATAGTTGTCGTAGTCATCTTCCTCAAGAATAACTGCAGAATCAATAGGAAGAGTTTCAAGGAGAGGCTTGCAGGTTTTCTCAAACTCTGCAGGCCTTCCTTTACTTGGAACTAAAACCAACCAATTATGCTTTAGGTTCATACTCTTCAAGTAGTGCAATGATTACATCCGTATTGCTTTCAAGCTCACGCTCCTCCATAATCTCTTGTAGTTTAGCAAGAGCATATTCGTATTGCTGATTGTCAAAGTACATTGTTATCTGCTTGACCTTTGAGTTGATATAAGTGTCAAGGTCTTTGTCAAGCTCGTCCATATCAAACTCCGGTTCAACGTCCTCGTCAAAATACGAGGCCGGTATGTTTATACCCCAATCACTTAAGTCGTTGATGTCCCATTGGTTTGCAAGTAAGTCCCAATCCCACTCACCAAAGCTACTGTTGTCTTTGATTATGAACTCTTGCTTTTGTTCTTCAGTAAACTCTGAAGCCTTTATGATATATACTTCTTTGAGACCTGCTTCTAAACAAGCACGTAAGCGCATATTTCCGCCAAGCACCATATTTTCCTCGTCAACTACAATAGGGCGAACCTTTAGCATTTCAGGGAACTCCTTGATGCTGCTTACAAGTTTTCGGAACTTGTCGTTCTTAATTACCCTTGGGTTGTGTGGTGCGAGATGCACCTTGCCTATTGCTACCTTTTCAGTTTTCATAATGTTTCTTCAATATAATATCCATCCAAATCAATTCCTTCTTGGAAGAACTTCTTGTAAAGTTCTATACCTTTCCTCGTGCGCTCCTTACCACTGTTGTAGAAATCCTCGCTAACGTGGTACACGCCAATGTCAAGACTTCCTTTGTCAATAGCGACAAAGTGGAAGTTCTCCGGAGGTATTCCAAAAAGGTTGCAGTAAATATACACTTGAATATCGTAACCATATTTGTAAGCCGAATACTTGAAAGCGTGTAAGTCGCTTGTTGTTTTCAGGTCAATGATATGGTCGCCTTGCAATATATCTGCCTTGGCTCGGAAAGGCATACCATCAAGCATATCTACTCTTGGTATCTCAAACTGCGCATCTTTTAAATAACCAAGTACCTTTTCATTACGAAGCATATGGTCTTGCAACCTGCGGACCTCACCTTCTTCTTTTGAGGTTATAACGTCAAAGCCTTCGTTGGCCTCAACTGCTTCTTTGAATTTCTTTGTTGCTCGTGATTGAACATCTACAACCACAACGTCATCCATCTTGTGCGGTTCAAGAACCGACAAGTGAAATAGCTTTCCAATCAACAAGGCTTTTGAATTGTTGTTGCCTCCGTACTTGGTAACGTAGTGGTAGGTCTTGGGAGATTGTAGTAGCATCTTGATAGAACTTGAGGACAAGGCTGCTTGTCCCAAGTATCCATAGTAATGCTCATCTTCTTTGGCTAACTGCTCAAGATGGCCTACCTCGTGGTAGATACCATCAAGCATTAGAATCTCTTTGTTACTGTAAAACATCGTACATCTCCGCTACGTTAAACCAATCCATAAAAAGCGTTTGCAGTGCAACGCACTCAAGCGGAGAGGTAACCTCAAACTCATCGTACTCATTCCAATGTTTGTACTCAAAAAAGAAACGAGCGTGTTTACCAAGCCCTCGCATTATGATTGTTTCTTGTGGGCCACCCCACGAAAGCATCCAATGAAATTCTTCTTCTTCCGGTTTGTACTTGAGCTCAAGGCCGTAGTCGTTAAGGCCATCGTAGTCTTGGGAAATCATCATTACCTCGATGTCCTCCATTCTGCTGATAAAGTGTTCTCTTGTGTTCATAGTAGTTGGTTGTTAGATATTAATAAATCCATTCATTAGGCTTGACATTAAACTCAAGTCCTTCTGCATACCCGTTGATTGATGGAGACACACAAACCGGAACCAAAGACTTGGCTTTGTCTTTAGATACCTTAACTGAAGGTCTACCATTAGATGTTCTAAACTCTTGATTGATTTTGATTTCTTGGAAAGTCATAGTTGGTTTTTATTTAGTTCCATAAGCAATTATAAAAAAAGTAAACTTGTTAACAAAAAGTTTACTCATTTATTTTATTTGCCAAGTAAACAGGCAGGAAACCAACCGTCTTTACAATCTTCCTTCTATCGCTAAAGTGAGACGTCGTGGGCATTCCGCCTTTGTCCTCCCATTGTGGTTCGGGCAGTTTTCCCAAATTGAAAACAAACACACCTTCCGGTGTACTGTTAATATATATTGGCGTAGTTCCGAACTCCTCGCTGCGTTTTAACAACGCATCGTACTTGTCTTTCTCAATGAGAAGTTCATCGTAATGCTTGTTACGACACTTCAACTCAATGTCCATCTTGTACTTTTCGGAATAACAATCATAGCGAGAGTATTGCTTCTCGCTTTTTTGCAGGTCAGGTACGTGCGTTAGCTTGACTATGTTAAACAGGTCTATCTCCCTCATAGGATTCGTATAAACCCTTCAGGTCGTTTATAAAGGACTTCCACTCTTTCGGAGCACAAGGGCAGGGAATAGCAAACTTATGGCTAAAGACACGTGCGTGTATCTTTGCAAGAGGTTCTTGGTATTGTTCCTTGATTGCTCGGCCATCAAAGTTTGAAAAGAACTGCTTTAATGTTTCGTACTCACCAGCCTCCAAACAAGATATCTGACTCTTGCGTGGGAATAGTTTGTTCAGCTTTGCCTTACGAGCATCGCAACCGCAATCGATTCCTGTTGTTTCACTAAACCAATCAACGGCAGCCTTGATGCCGGTTGCCTTTGTTAGCTTTTCAACATCATCGCCTAAACCTTTTGACTTCTTCGGCCTACCTTTTTTCTTTGCCGGAACGGAACTCTTTGTACTTTTCTCCGTGCTTTTGTTGGATTTTTGTTCGGACATTTTTTATTGTATTAAAAATTGAACTTTGACTTATTTTACTACCCTCACTCAACTCACGTATTGTTTCGTTGTCTCCGTAGTATATCTCAAATATCTTTTTGTCGTACCAATGCATACCCTCAATAGTTTGCTCCACTTCCGTGAGCAACTCCTCAAGAGTTTCTTTGCAGTTACCAATCTCCAACACGTCATCAGTAAAATCTTCCTGAATCTCTTGCAGCGTAACCTTCGTTCTTTTTTGGTCGTAGTATAGATTTCGTAAAGTAATGTAAACGTAGAAAGTGTTTACATCATCATCACCGTACTTGATTTTCTCGTAGGTTGTTTTGTCGTACAGTTTTAGATACATCTCCTGCACAAGTTCTCTTGCCCACTCTTTGGTTAGGCCAAATGATTGAGCCATCCGCATCCAATCGGCATCTCGCTCGGCAAGTTTCTCAAGAAGTTTCATTCAACGGTTTATGCATCCGTTGAAATATACACTAAATTTCTATACGGTCAAGAAGTTCTTCATTTTTTTTACGAAGTTCCTTGTTTTCTGCCTTGAGTTGTTGTATATCAATCTTGATATGACCGTTCTCAATTTGCGCATCAAGTATTCTTCGCTCCACCTTTTCTATGGACGTGATACAAAAGCTGATTGCCGTGTACATTGCCTCGAGTTGTAGTATTGCAGTAAGATTGTCCGAGTTGTCTTTTATCATCTCCCCGATGATAATCAACTGCTCCCGTAGAGCATAGGTAGCAAAACCATCCATAGCTCATTATAAATGAAAGTTCTCAATTTCGTCAGCAAGGAATTGCCACAAGTCGCTTTGCATATCCACCTTCTCCATATTGGAAGTGTAGATTGAACCGATTTCCCATTGGTCATCAATATGTGGTTGGTCGTATGTTTGTTCCTGACCTTGGTGAAAGTCAATCTGAACATACCAATCAATGCCACCCACCTCAAAGTGTCGTAGACTCCTTTTTGCTACCGTGTCCTTGAATAGTTGCTCGGCAGCGTAATCGTTTACAAGGTCGTACACCTCATCAAAGATAATGTCGCCGTGTTGCTTTTCCAATGCATCTCCGTGCATATGGCCAAAGTCTTGTAATAGTTTTAATAGTTCCTTCATAGTTGGTTAATTTGAATCAATGTTAAATAAATAATTCTTCTAAAGCAAAAACTTCACGCAAGTCTTGGTTTGCTATTGTATAATTATCCGTTTTCATCTTGAAAGAAGTGCCGTCATCACGCACTATCTTTTTCCCCTTGTGGTTGAATGTTGCTATCTTCTTGAAGTCATCGGTAGATATGTACCCACAAACAGTTAAAACGCTTGTACGCTTATTTAAACTGCAAAATAGATAGTAGTCGCAGTCGTAATTCAACTGCGATGCTATTAGATTGTTGACATAATGGGGTTTTGGTTCTATGGTTCGGCCCATTGTTTTGACATCCCACTTGCCTCCATCTATATCAGCCATATCAAAACCGCCATCAAAGCCTCCGGAAAACTCAATAGGCATTCCCAAGTGATATTTAACCGTGTACTCGCCAAGAAGCCCAAGGTATTGTTGTTCTTGATTTCCGTCAGCGTCCCCTCGCTGACCAACGTTGTTGTCCTGAAGGTACTTCCAAACCTTTATCTTTAGTTCCTTTGGTATGTTTAGTTGTATCATAGGTCAACAAAATGCTTTAATACTTCTACCTCGTCTCTTGATAGCTGCCTTCGCATATGCACCTGTATCAACACATCAACCAATGCTTTGTAGTTTTGCTTGTTGATTAGCATCAATTCGGTACCGGCCTTATTCATTTGTTTTTGCGAATGTTGCAAACTGTATGAAAAAAGCATCACGGTTTTGTTCCACCATAAACAAATGCCAACTGCTTCTTCCGAAAGCAATACGGAAGAAAGTTATGTTCCACCATCCGGAATCAATTTTCTGCCACCCAAATAGCTCAATGTCAAAGTACTTATGCATCCTTTTCTACTTTTTTAATTAAGTTCTCTTTGACTATCTTATTTGCCATCTTGTTTCCTATACGGTCCATAGCCCTTCGTTGCCTCCTGTTCGGTTTGTGTTCTTTCATATCGTTTTAATATATCTTCTATTGCTTTGCAGCGTAGGTATTCCCTACGCAACATATAAAGTACCATTATGGTAACAAGGATTAGACTAATCATTCTCTATGCCGTTATCGTTAAGGTCTCGGTTCATTAATTCAATGAGCGTGTCTTTCATCTCTCTTTGCTGTTAAAGGTTTTGTAGAAATCTTCAAATGTTCCGTCTCCGTCACATTCATACATACCATCTTGCCAAGCAGACTCCATCACCTCTTTCTCTTTCTCAAGCATCGCC